ATGAATGGTTAGAAACTGCTTACTCAGCCAACGGATCAGTTACGACAGCCAACACAAGTGGTGAAGGTGTAACTTATGGTGCCAAGAATCTACTCAATTATATGGATGTGGATTCTACATTAGATGGTTTTGTTTCATACTTTCTAAAAGATTTTCTACCTTATATACCAGAAGATGCTCTAACAGATAAAAGAAAACTGTTAAAGATTGCAAAAGAGTTTTATCTTTCAAAAGGTACTGAGAAATCATATCAGTTTTTATTTCGTGCATTGTATGATTCACAGGCCGAGATTTTCAATACATCAGATGTAATATTAAAAGCTTCTGATGGTAAATGGATTGTATCTAAATCATTACGAATCAATTCGGTTGATTTGAATTGGTTACAAATTAACAGCTTAAGGTTGTTTGGTGAAACCTCACAGTCATATGCAACAGTTGATTATTCTGCGGCAGTAGGAGATAAAACAGAAGTTTTCATCTCAAACATTCAACGTCTGTTTGAATCTGGTGAGTTTGTCCGTGTTGTGGATAATAATAATCTTGATGTATACTTCTATAATGGTGAAGTATACATTCAAAATCAAGGTGTAAGTATACCAACTGGCGCCACAATACTTAGAGGTAAAGTTGTAGGTGTTTTATCTTCTATAACAATTAATCCAAGAAATCGAGGATTGTTCTATGAACCTGGCGATCCAGTTATTGTTGTTGGTGGATTAAGTCCTGATGTAACAAACCCGATTGGTGCAACAGCAGAAGTTGGTCGAACAACAACAGGATCTATTGAGAGTTTAGTTGTAACTGACCCTTCTCATGGTTATAGAGTATTTCCAAATTCAGCCATCACATTTTCTGGCGGCGGTGGTACCGGTGCCGCTGCTAGAATTAATTTATTAGATGATGCTAGATTAGCCAATGTTACACTTATTACAAGTAACACATTAGGCATTGTAGCTAATGTTGCAATTGGAAATTCAACCTTTGCTCAGACATATACATCATTTGCCGTCAGCGCAAACACAAATTCTACTTTGCGTGACACTTTAACTTTTAGAACTCTACAAGTTGGACCAATCGGTTCAATACAAGTTACCAATCAAGGTGGAGGATATTCTTCTGCACCTGCTGTCGATGTAAGTTCTTTGTATACAACTGATGTAGGAACTGATTCACTTAGTTTCCTTGGCATACTTCAACCAATTCAAGTATTAAATGGTGGCCAAGGATATGGTAATGCAAACACAGTATTAATTACTGGCGGCACGGGTGTTGGAGCATTTGCCAATGTAACTGTTAATACGGCTGGTTCAATTATCAATGCACGATATGTTTATGCCAACAACAATACAAATCAATCATTTCCTTTAGGTGGGTTAGGCTATACAAAAGATAGTTTACCCACAATCACAGTCACAAGTAGCACAGGTTCTAATGCGTCACTTGTTGTCACAGGAATTATGGGTGCTGATGCAATTTTAACACCTACAACCGATAGAACGGGCTCAGTTACATCCATCAACATTATTAATCCTGGTGAAGATTATGTTTCAACACCAAATGTTTATCTAAAAGTAGCCGATGTTGCAGTAAGTAACGTTTCACCATTAGATTTTCCTTTGGCTGGTGATGTCATGTATCAAGGTGCAACATTTAATGTGGCCACTTATAAAGCCAACGTAGCTTCTGTATTCAAAATTTCAACGGCATCTCCAGCAAATACGGCAGCCGACATATATCAATTAAGAACATATGATTATACAGGAAATTATGATGCTGCACTTTCAATCAAGATTGACCACAACATTTCTAATGTATCTTCTTTGTTGGTTTTAGACCCACAGAATGCCTACACCGATAAAACTACTGGTAGTCCAACAAGTATTATTCGATATGGTGATGGTAATGCAAGGGCTAATGCATCATTTTTAGATGGTTTGATTATAGGTGCTGGTACCTATCTGAATGATGATGGCCATCTTTCTTCTTTAGGACTGGTACTTGAAAGTCTTGATTATAATAACTTCACTTATGTTTTATCGGTTGAGAAAGCACTTAAAACATACAAAGATTTAGTATTGAATCTATTACATCCTTCTGGTATGAACCTAAGAGGGCGGAACTTGTTAATAAGTTCCAACGGGTTCTCAATGAACACTCAAACTTCATTCCAAGAAGGTTATCATATGGACACCTTTGCTGGTCCGTCTGCTCTGGCCCGCATTGAAGCAAATACTCAGGCTGGTCAAATCAGCACCAATATTATTCGGTTTGTCAATACAATCTCCGCCAATATTGGTAACACCGTCTTTGCAAACGACATCATTGAATATACTGCCACAAATAACCTGAGAGCTTACTCTACGATTACAAATGTGGATTGGGCCAACAATCAGGTGACAATGCAGGATAATGTCTTTGTAGTCTTTGCAAATGTTGCTACTGGATCAGCAAACGCCTCCTCAAATGTGATAAATATACAATCGGTTACTGGTCAATTTGATGGTAATTTTACCAACAAAACACCAGCCAACAATATTATTTTTGCTGGAGATAAAGTTTCTTTAAATGGCGGTCCTTATTACACCGTCACACAGGTATTTGCAAATGGTAATTTGTACCTTGCTAATAACTCATTTGGGCCAGTAAATAACGCATTAATTACAGTTGATAAATCAGCAAACACAGAAACTTGTTTGGTCTATGGTGTCATAGGATTTTATGAATATCCAGAATTATTAACAGAGAGTGGTTACATTTTAATAACAGAATCAGGCATCACAATATTAGCGGGGTAAGAAATGCCGTCAGTCAAGATATCAGAACTACCAATATTAAACCAGTTATCGGCTAATAATGCCAATACCGTGTTTGTTGCCGTAGATAAGACCACCAATACAACTTCACAGTTTTCAACCACCACATTGGCTGGAGGACTATTTGCAAACAATGTATTGAATGTTGGAACATCTGCAACCACAATATATGCTGATGCGATTGCACAATTCGTTAGTAATACAGCACCTAGTTCTAGAGTATTTTTTCAGAACATCAATCCAAAAGGTACTGGTCAGATTGTAATTGCTACGGATGATGGTGATGAAGCCAATGGATTTATTAATATGGGTATTCGTGGTTCAAATATGGACTATGATGCTGAATTTGATTTGCCTAACCGTGATGGCTTCATTTGTATGCATGGTAAAGATGGTGAAGTATATGGAAATTTGTGGATAGGCACACACAATTCAAATAATGATATTGTTTTCTATACAGGTTCACACACGATTGCTGCTGAAGCTGTTAGAGTAGAAGATAATGGGAATTTAAAATTAAGTATACCATTACAATTTAGTGATTCAACAACACAAAATACGGCTGCATCGCCAGCTGCGGTTACTTTAGCTGCACAAGCAAATACAATTATTACACAAGGTGTTGATGCTACACAGAACACCAGATTAAATTCTATTGAAACCATCAACACCAATCAAAATACCAGCATCTCTATCATTGAAGGTGTCAATCTCGCACAGAATACAAACATAACTACTGCTAACAACCATGCATGGGCAGCTTTCACTAAAGCAAATAACGCATTAGCAAATACTTCAGGTACTTTTGCTGGTGATTTGACTATTACAGGTAATGTATTAACTACTGGTACAATCAGTTTAAACAATTCATCATTTGCTACCGACACCGCATTTGTTAAAATTACCTCAAGCGATGGTTTTGTTACTCAGGCTCCATCAAACACCAACTATATGTTGCACGTTACTGGCAAAGCCAATTCTGTAACTCGTGTTGTTTTAGATAGTTTTGGTGCAAACACCTATCCTTTGGTAGCTGGTCGTATGGGTCGAGGATCAGCCGCAGCACCAGTCGCAGTAGCAAACAATGATGTGATATTCCGAGTTGTTGGCAACGGTTGGACAGGCACACAGTTTCCATCTTCTAGTCCCACAAAGATTGATTTTGTGGCAGCAGAAAATTTTAGTGATACTAATCGTGGTACTCGTATTGAGTTCTGGAATACTCCTGTAGGTTCAAACACACTACAAGAAATTGCTTCATTCAATGCAGATTCGGCTGAATTCCTTGGTACAGTTAATCCAACAAAGGGTTTCATTTTTACACCACGACTACCTGTTGGTAATCAAACGGCCATTACAATCGATTTTTCAAGTGATGTAGTTATCAAAGCCAATTTAGCAGCTGACTTAACATTTACACTTACAAATTTTGTTGCTGGTAAAGTGGTTGAAGTTTGGTTAATCAATACGAGTGGTTCAACTAGAACCATTACACATGGATGTTCAGCAACTAATTCAAGTGAAAATTCCACCACATTTACGATGGCTTCAACTAGTTCTGCATACCTAAAATATTTCAGTATTGATGGTGATTTAGCAAATACATTTGTAGCAGTCCAATCAGCTTAATAGAGAATATAATATGGCAACAATAGCAAATACATCAGCACAATTATTACCTAATAGCAAGGTATATGAAGTATTACAATACTATTATTCTCCATCACAGGTACATGAAACTACATTATATGCTTTTATTGGTCGTGTAACTCCTTGGCCTGATGAGAGTAACCCTCCTATTCCAACACAAGACCAAAGGTCAATCAAAGATATTTTTAAAGATATTATTGCAACCAAATTAATTACATCATCTGATATTTCTCCTGTGATTCCTCGTATTGATTGGGATTCAGGTTTAGTTTATGATTATTATCAAGACACCGAGAATATGTTGGCTGTAGATTCGGATAATATAATTATTAGCCAATTCTATGTTCGTAATCGATTTGACCAAGTATTTAAATGTTTATGGAATAACAATGGCAGTCAATCTACAGTAGAACCACAGTTTTTACCAGGTACTTTCGATAGTTCATTTTTAGTTAAGACAGCTGACGGATATAAATGGAAGTTTATGTATTCGTTAGACGCTGGTCTGAAACAAAAATTCTTTGATGCTAACTGGATGCCTGTGCCAATTGGAATGGCACCAAATCCTGTATCAACTTTTGCGGCCGAAGGTTCAATTGATGTGGTTAATATTACAACTGTTGGTCGAGGTTATACTCCTGGTGGTGCAACGATTACAATTAGTGGTGACGGCCAGTTTGCAAACGGCACACCAGTTATCAATGCTGCTGGTTACTTGTATGATGTTACAATGGCCAATACAGGTACAGGTTATACCTATGCAGAAGCCGTGATTAATGTTTTACCTGGTTTTTCAACACCGAATGTGGTGGCAATTGCTGAAGCACCAGCCTCTCCTGTTGGTGGACATGGTTTTGATCCTATTTCTGAACTAGGATGTAACCATATAATGGTGGCACCAGAGTTTATTGAGAGTGAAGGTGGATTGATACCTACAGATATGGCCTACCGGCAAATTGGTCTATTGGTTGATCCTGTTTCCCAAGAGTCTGTGGCTGAAGAACCTATGATGATTGCAAATGGTGCAATCTATGATGTAACCACCAAACTCTTTGTTTCTCCTGGTACAGGAAATTACAATACAGGACAAACAATCTATCAAGGTTCTAGTCTAGCCACTGCAACTTTTTCTGCCAAAGTTGTTAGCTTTGATTCATTAAATAATATAGTAAAAGTCATAAATATAACTGGAACACCAGTAAACAATCAAGCGGTAATTCAGGACGCTAGTGGTGTAGTTGGTACTGCAGTGCGAACCCTCCTAACAACAGAAAATCCAAACTTTATTATATACTCTGGATACATGGCCTACATAGAGAATAGAGAAGGTATTGCAAGAAGTCCTGATGGAACAGAACAATTTCGTATTGTGTTAAGCTTTTAATGGAAAGAAAAAATGTCACTTAATTTTAACGTAGATCCTTATTTTGATGATTTCGATCCTAACAAGAATTTTCACCGCATTCTTTTTAAACCAGGATTTGCAGTTCAAGCTCGTGAATTAACACAATCACAAACAATTCTTCAAAATCAAATTACCAGTTTTGCAGATGCAATCTTTGCACAGAACACACCTATCTCTGGTGGTAAAGTTACTGTCAATCAAAATGTTTATTATTTAAAATTAAATGCTACTGACAATTCTGGTGCCACCATTTCAGCTGAAAACTTTGATAATGGTGTTGTTCGGTCGGCTGATGGTTCAATTGTAGCTAAAGTTGTTGCAACAGTAGAAGCAACAACAACAACTGCAGGTGGTGTAGGTGATCCACCCACTCTCGTTGTAAGTTATATTTCAGGTAATAAATTTGTTTCAGGTGACACCGTATTTCTAAACGGTTCAAATCTAACTGGTACATTGATTACTGCCTCAACAGGTAATCCAGCCACAGGACTTTCTTCTGTTGCCTCCATCTCTCAAGGTATCTTTTATGTTGATGGTAACTTTGTAGTTGCCAGTGAACAAACTATTATTCTTTCTAAGTATAGTTCTGTTCCATCATTGCGTGTAGGTTTAAATGCATCTGAAACGATTGTAGATTCTGTTGATGATTCTTCATTGTTGGATCCAGCATTTAATGCCACAAACTATCAGGCACCAGGTGCTGACCGATATAAAATTTCTTTAGACTTACAAACACGAACTCTTGGTCTCGGTGATGATGACAACTTTATTGAACTGGTTCGTCTAGTAGATGGCTCTATTGTTAAACAAGTAGACAGCACCGTTTACTCGGTGATTGATGATTACTTTGCCAAACGTACCAATGACACCAATGGTGACTTTATTGTTAATGATTATACATTGACACCTAAAGCCAACACAATCAATTCAGCAAAATATGACATGGGTATTTCAAAAGGTATTGCCTATGTCCGTGGTTATCGTTTAGAAAATTCATCTGATGTAGTTTTAACCAATGACCGAGCAAGAACAGAATCAACAGTTACAAACAATCCAGCATTTGTAGATTATGGTAATTACTTCTTTGTCAACTCTGCCAATGGTGTGTTTGATGTAACAACTTCACCACAAATTGA